ATTGGACAGGCTGAACTCGGTAACGAAGCAACCCACCGCGTCCATGCGGCGCACGTTACCGGCAACGTCGGCCACGCCGGTCTGGATGGTCATGGATGACAGGTCCGCCGGGTCACCCAGGCGGGTGGTGTAGAGGTACACCCCGGCGCTGGGCGTGGTCTTGATGCTGCCGATGGCGCGGCTGTCGCCCATCGCGTGAATCAGCCAGCGCGCCATAGCGTTGCTGGTCACGTCCATTTCGATGTCGCCGTTGACGCCCTTGCGGTTCACCACGGTGCGGTCGCCGCGCTGCACGCGCAGGCCCGCCCGCAGCCCCTCGGACATGATGGACTCCACCTGGAGTTCCAGCCCAACGCTGGTGGCCTCCAGCGCCACCGTCGGGGTGACGGACGTGCCATAGGTGGTTTCGATGCCAAACTGGACCTGTGAACCCAGGCCCGAACCGATAGCCATAGTTGGCCCCCTTACTCGGCCGGGTCGGCCGGGTCGTCGTGCTTCGCGGTCTTAGCCTTCGCAGGCTTCGCCGCCTTGTCTGATGCTGGTGACCATGCGGCCGATTCCAGCAGGTTATCCGCGAGGGCGTCCGGCACTTCCACCGGCTCACCCTTCACGGCCTCAATGGTAGCGACACCATCCACCACCACGAACACGGCGGCATGGTCGCCGCCATAAATCAGTTGCGCCATGTCGGCCTCCTAGATACGGGCACGGGTCTGGATTTCCACGGTGATGCGTGCCTCCCGCGTGGTATCGGATGCCAGCGGCTCCATCCGGTAGCGCGCGAGTTCGGCGGTGAGGACCGTACCGCTTACGGTCGGGTTCGCGCGCAGGCAGGCGTCCACCTCGGCCAGCAGCGCCAGGGCGCGCTCGTCGGCCTCCTGCTGCTGCGTACCCTCGCGCGTCACGCTGATGAACAGCGCCACGGTGTAGTCCTCAAACTTGCGAACGGTGCCAATGGCCGCGTATTCCTGCGTGGCCTCCACCTGCCCTAGCAGGATGTGTTCCCGCTGTAGCGCGCCCGACGGCATGCCGTAGCCCAACTGCACGCCGGTCAGCCCGGCGCGTGCCTGTAGCAGCGCGATGAGCGCCGCCCGCATGGCGGTGATGGTCGTGGTGGCCACGGCCTAGAACACGCCCACGGTGCGACGGTAGGGCGCAAGTAGCGCCAGGGATGCGGTCGGCATTGCGAACGAGGCGGCGCGTAGCGGCTGGATGCCCACATCGGTGTCCACTAGGTCCTGCACGCTGCCGAAGGCGTCCAGCCTGCGATCCACGTTCGCGGCCACAGCAAGGATGGCGGCGCGCTTCACGTCCTCGGGCACGGCGCTGAATCCCCAATGTTGAGAATGCACCGTGACCGGCGTGAAGCCGTACTTGCGCGCGTCCTCCCCGGCGTGCAGTTCGGACACATCGCGGGAAATCTGAATGCTGGTATAGGTGCCGCCAGTGTTGCCCGCCGCGCCGTAGGGCAGCGCGTAGTAGTCGCGGCCCTGCTCCAGTTCGGTGCCGCCACCCGCGTCCTCCACGTTGATAGTCACGCCCAGCGACGAAGTGGTGTGAACGTCGTACGGGTTCAGGTCCAGCACATAGGTGCCGATCGGGATGCGGAACTTGCGCGTAGCCGTGCTACTGGCCGCCTCGGTCTTAAACTCGCGCTGGCAGTAGGTGTGAATGGCGCGGCTGATGGCCGTGATGACCACACCGATGAGCGTGTCGCGGCTGGTGTCTGACCCCGGAAGTTCCAGTTCTCCGCGCACGTCGGATAGGGTCACCAGGTCAATGGTGGGGGGCACGGTCTAGCCCTAACGCTTCTCGGTCTTGCGGGCGGTCGCGGCCGGGCGCTTCGTCGCCCGCTTCGCGGGCGTTGCGCCCTCATGTCCTACCAGCGCCAGTTCCGCGTTGATGGCATCCACGCGGTCGGGCTTACCGTTCACCTCGGCCGCGCGGCGTTCCTCCAGCAGCCCGGTGATGTATGCCTGTCGCTGTTCGTTAGTCATGTGCTGCCCTTCCTGCTAGGGGCTAGTGCCGGGGGCTAGCGATGCCAGCCCCCGGCGTAGCCGTTATGCGTGTGCTACTAGGCGAAGGCCGGGGTGGTCAGGCCGGTGCCCGACACCACAGCGATGCTGGCGGGCATACGCTCCGACGCGAACGCGCTGAAGGCGTAAGCCTGAATCCTGACTGTCAGATTTCCTGACAGCACCTCGGTCAGCACGCGGGTGCGCAGCGGTCCTTCCATGAACCGCAGCGTGTCGGCGCTGTAGGCAATGATGCGGTCCTGATTGGTGCCCGCGCCCAGGTTCGTCGGAATGCCCGTGGTGGTAACGACCGGGATACCGGCGAACGTCAGCAGCGTGCCGCCGCCCTGCTCGCCCAGGGACTGCGGGTAGGTGCCGATCTGAAACAGCGACGACGAGGTGGACACGGACCCGGCCAGGAACGCGGCACGGCGCGGGGTCATGGCGATATGGGTGGCCGTGTAGCGCCCCGAAGTGTCCTGCTCAATCTTGGACACGGCATCGAACACCGGGCCGATGGTCTCGGCAGCCGTCGGGCTGGCGTCGGTGTAGGTCACCGAACCGATGCCCGACACCTGAAGCAGGCCGACGTGGGAGTTAGCGCCGCTGGTGCCGTTCACCACGGCAGTCTCCAGCGCGGCATCGTAGGCCGAAACGAGGTCAGCCAGGATAATCGCATCCATGTTGGTGCGCTCAAACAGCGCCACGCTGATGTCCTGCTGTCCTGCGAAAAGGCGCACATTTGCCGTAATCGTGGACGTAGTGGCGTCAGTCTCGGAGACCGACCCGTTATCCGCCGACGCAGCCACGGTCACGCCCGTGTCCAACTTCGGCATGGTGATGCTCATGCCCGAATCCGGCAGCGGCAGGGTCGGGATGGTGTTCACGACCTTACGGGCCTGCCGGTTCACCGGGACGTACAGCGCCTCCAGGTAGTTCGGCGGCACGAAGTCAGCGCCGCCCGTGTCGGACGACGAGGACAGGTCGCGGCCCTCAGTCTCCACGCGGTGCCGGGCCAGCCGGTCCTGCGCGTCGCGCTCACCCTTGTGGGCGTGGTACAGGTCACGAAAGAACGAATGCGGGCGGTCGGGGTGGTACACCGACTCCTCGCGGGTCACCTTCACGGACACCTCACGGACCTCCGAATCCTGCGGCTCGTCGGCGGGGACCATGACGGGCTGCGCTGCGCGCGCCTCCGCGATGTCCTCCAGCCGCTTGACGATGTTCTGGCGGCGCTCAACCTCGGCCTCCAGGTCACGGGCGCGGGCCTCGGTGGCCTCCAGGTCGTCGGCGTCAGCCTCGCCCACGGCGGTAACTGCGGCCTCAAACTCGTCCAGCGCAACCTCAACGGCCGCGCGCGCCTCTGCAATCTTGTCACTCATTTAGGTCAGTTCCTTACGGATTCGTGCGAGCCGGGCACGCCAACGGGCGGCCGCCTCGCGCTTTGCCTTGTCATCCGTGCCCAGGCGCGCGGCCTGCGGCGTTCCGTCCACCGGGTTATCCGGTGCGGCGGCGGTGGCCCCTGCTGATGGCAGGCGACCCGTGCTAATCGCATCCTGCAAGATACCCGCCCGCGCGGATAGCGCGGTGGCGGTGTAGGCGGGGGAACCGACCGCGCTGACCTCGTACAAGGCCGCGACACGCTCCACGGAACGCACCGGCACGCCCCCGCTGTAATCCCACATTTCGCCCTTGCCGTCGGGCGGCATGGTGAAGGCGAACGACATCTGCGACATGGCCCCGCTTCGCAACTTCGCGTCAAGCCGCTGCGCGTCGGGGTCGTCCAGCGCGATACGCGCCCACACCCGCAGGCCCGTTTCATCCTCCACCAGTTCCAGGGAACCGTTAGACGTGCGGGCCATCACGGTGTCCATGTCGTGCCCCATCAGGAACCGGATGTCATCGCCCGATGCCAGCGCGTCGGAAAACGCGCCGCGCTTGATGACCTCGCGGAACCCGCCCAAATCCTCGGACATGGAATCCCAGACGGCCGCGTAACCCACCACCGTGCGGTAGTCAGGGCCAGCGCCGGACGTGCGCCACTCCAGCCGTCCCGGTGACACGGCGCGCTCCACGCGGTCGGTGGTCGGCTCGCCGTCCACGGCCACGACGTCATCCACCATAGGCACGTCGTCGGTGTCGTCCTCGTCCATCACCGGCACGTCCTCGGCCGGGGCGTCGGGGTCGGGGACAATCCAAAACCGGCACAGCCCCTCGGGGTCCACCTGCTGCCCGACAATCTCGCACCCGCCGCCGCCGCGATAGAACGCGCACCGCGCGCAGGCCAGCCCGTCATCCGCCCAAGGGTTATCGGCCGGGTCCATGTAGTGCGCGCCGTTCGCGCCGATGCCCGCATCCCACGGCCCAAAGGTTTCCGCGATCTTGTGCAACTTGTCGGCCAGCGCACGCTGCCGGGCGGTCATCCAGTCTGCGCCCTCGTCGCGGGTCGCCATGTCGTCGGTGTCCTTCCCGGCCGTGTCGTCGGCCTGTTGCCTGTCATCCTCGGCGCGGTCCAGTTCGCGCACCTTGCGGGCGGCCCACGTTGCGCCGGGGCTGCCGTCCTTACTGTCCACGCCCCACAGCAGCGCGGCGACGTAGCCCGGCGATTCCTCACCGGCCACGGTGTCCTCGGCCGTCCAGTCATTGCGGTGACGTGCCCACCACGCGGGCATCCGGCGTACCTTGTCATCCGACAGCGGCTCGCGGTTGGCCATGCGCCGGGCGTCGCGGATGGTCTGCTGAACTAGACCATCGCCGCCCTTACCGTCCTCGTACAGCCGCAGGCCCTTGCGCGCTGCGCGGGCGATGTCCTCGGTGGGCGTCAGGTCCACGTCACCGGGTGCCCGCACCTCGTCGGCGTCGGCGCTGGCCGCTTCATCGGCGGGGAGGTCACCGATAGCCACGGCCTGCGCCAGCGCCTTAGCGACAGCGGCCGCGCGGCCCGCATCGTCGCCGGGTTGGTAGGTGTAGCACTTGCCCGCCTCGCCCCACTTCACGCCCGGCAGCCCCTCGGACTGGCAATCATTCAGCGGCATCGGCACCGCCGGGCTGGAGGTTCGGCGCACCGCCCACGGGCGTCACCTGCACGGTGTCGCCGTCGGGGATGGGCGGCAGGCTGAACACGCGCCGCGCGTCGTTGATGGACAGCCACCCTGCCTGCCGACCGGCCAGGACCGCCTGCGTCTTTGTCGGCGTGTCGGCGCGCAATAGGTCGGTGGTGTCGAACTCGGGGCGCAGCGGCGTGCCGCCGCCGAACAGTTGCGGCAACCCGTGGGCTATGGCCATTTCGATGCGGCGCAGTCGCGGCGTGAGGCTGAACGTGAGGAACCGCAGGGACTCCTGTTCCGCCGTGGTGCCGGTCGGGTCGCCCACGCCCAGCATGTGCGGGGGCAGCCGCCAAATACGCGCCACATCCTCCACGCTCATGCGCGCCTGCTGCACGAATGCGGCGTCCTCCAGGTTCACCGGCACGCGCTCCAGGTCGGCACCACCGGCCAGGACCGCAGGCTTGTGCGAGTTCATTACGCCGCCGTGCGATGCGTTCCACACCCGCAGGATTTCCTGCGCCTGCTGCTGGGTGACGTTGCCGGGCACCTTGATGACCATGCCCGGCGCGGCGTCGTTCAGCCAGTAGGCAGACTGGAAACGCTGAAGGGCCAGCCCGTTGCCCAGCGCGTTGCGATGCACACCGATGGGCGACAGGCCCATAACGTGCCCCGGTGGTGTGTAGCCGGGGATGTGCAGGATGTCGTCGGTGGTCAGGTCGCGGATGCCCTCGGGGCCGCCCACGTCAAACCGCTTGCGCTTATCCTTCGGGTCGCGCCGGACTATCACCGTGCTGGGGTCCATCGGCACCAGTTCCACGATGCGACCGCCGCGCCGGATGATCTGGCAATACGCATTGCCCCACATCTCCACGGAACCGGCCACCTGCACCATCCACCCGAACGGGTCCAGGTCGGCCGTGGGCGATTCCATCAGCAGCGCCCACGCGGGCGTGCCGGTTGCCTTTGTCTCACCGTCCCGAA